CAGAAAAATTAGGAGTAGACACCTCTAAGTTAATAGTTTCACAAGCAAGAACGATTAATGAAATGGTAGATGTTGGAGTAAACTTAATGGAGGCTGGAGTTGACATTATTGTTGTTGACTCGGTAACATCGTTATTGCCAGCAATATATTTTGAGAAAGACTCTATAGAATTAAAGCAGTTAGAAAATACAAAACAGATCGGTGCAGAATCAAGAGACTTTAGTAATGCTTGGAAAATGATTAACTATGCAAACAATAAGGTAAAACCAACATTGTTTGTTTTAATTAGTCAGTCTCGTAATAATATTAATGCAATGTACACAAGCCAACAGCCAACTGGAGGTCAGGCTACAAAATTCTATTCGTCTACAATTATTAAGTTGTTTTCGTCTGAATCAGACAATCAAGCCATAAAAGGAAAAATACATGTTGGAGATAAGATTATTGAAGAAAAGATTGGTCGCAAGATTAGGTGGGATCTACAATTCTCTAAGACTTCACCCTCTTTTCAAAGTGGAGAGTATGATTTCTATTTTAGGGGTGACAATGTTGGCATTGACTTTATTGGTGATCTTGTTGACACTGCTGAATTGGCTGGACACATAAACAGAACTGGGGCCTGGTATCAACTAGATGATGGTACAAAGGTGCAGGGTCGTGATGGACTTATTGCTAGAGTAAAAGAAGATTTAGAACTACAAGAGATTTTGAAAAATAAACTAAACAATGTCTAATAAATTTACTGTATATGAAGGGAAGTTTCCATGCAGAACTTGCAAGCAAGAGGTGCTAAGCATAAGAATATATCTAGAAACTGGAATTGGGACATGGATGTGCAAAGAGAAACACCTTTCAGAAGCCCAAGTTTATCAAGTAGGATACAAGAACAAGAAGGCTTATGAGCGAAAAGAACGAAAGTAAAAGAATAGGTGCTAAACAGCACAAAAACTCTGGTCGTAATAACCAGAAGGGCGATGCTACGTGGAGAAATTTTGTTATTGACTTTAAAGAGTCGGCAAAGTCTTTTACCATAAATCAAGACATATGGGCTAAAGCAGTAACCGATTCAATAAAGGCTGGCACAGATAAGTCTCCTGCAATAGTCATAGTTTTGGGCGAGGGAAATAAAAAAACCAGACTAGCCCTAATAGAGTTTGAATTACTAGATCAATTAACTTGGGAGGTTAAAAATGGAACCAACTAAACCTACTATACAACAGGTTGATGGTTTGTCAGAAATAGCAGATTTTATGCAAGATGAAGAACTTACTGCTGCTCTTGTATTTATAGCAAAGGTCATACTTAAACCAGATATACCTTTGAATGTGGCTACTGTTGAGATAGTTAGACTTCAGGCAATTGCAGCAAAAATGTCATTTAAGGCTACTTGGATGGCTAATGTTGATAAAAGTGATAGAGGTAAGAAAAATATTTACTATACCGCTGCAGAAGCGATCAATAACTTGGTATCTGCGCTAAAGTATACGATACGCTAACTGATATAATAGAATAAAGGATGATATGAGTAAAAACTTACTGCAGCAAATTATGATAAAGACAGAAGAAAAAAAGAAAAGGCCAGAGAGTTCTTTTAAACTTGATGGTCTTGTAGAAAAAATTAAGGCTGGTTATACAAATAAACTAGTTCCTAAAGAGCAGACTAAGTACTCTTTTGCTCCATCTACCATTGCTTATAGCCATGGAGAGTGTCCAAGATATTGGTATCTTGCTTTTTCTGGTGCAACATTTGAAGATAACTCTGATGCTTTTGGTGTGGCAAATAGAACTAACGGAAGTAAGAGCCACGATAGAATTCAACAAGCCTTAATGGATTCTGGAATTGCAAAGATATTTAAAAAGGTAGATAAAGAAACACAAAAAGAAAAAGACACAACCGAGTTTGAGATTAGAAATGAGAACCCTCCCATCTTTGGATATGGCGATGGAATTATACAATGGAACGATAAAGAAGTTGTAATAGAAATAAAGACAGTTCCAAACGAAGGGTTTGAATACAGGAAGAACAGTGGCAAAGGCAAAAAGGCTCACATCATTCAGATACTTATCTATATGAAGATTCTTGGTCACAAGCATGGAATTCTTATTTATGAAAATAAAAATAATCACGAACTACTTCCAATATTAATAGAGGTAGATGATTACTATCGTGACTATATTAATAATACTTTTGATTGGATGAAAACTGTGAGGGCAAGTTGGATGAAAAATGAACTTCCAACTAAGAATTACAGGGCTAACTCAAAGATATGTAAAACCTGTCCAATTAAAAATACTTGTGATGCTGCTGGTGTGGGTGTGGTGAAGATTGCTTCACTGGAGGATCTGCGTGAAACCATGTGAGTTTTGTAACAAAAAGTTTGCTCCAAAGGTAACCTATCAGATATATTGCAGCGAAGAATGTAGAACTAACGCTACAAAAGAAAAAATTGCTGAAAGATATCAGATTTCTCGTAGACAAAAAAGAATAGGTAAAAAAAGAATTTGTCTAGGTGGTTGCGGAACAAAACTTTCAATTTACAACGACTCAGGATTTTGCGCTAATTGTAACATTCATCAAAAGGCAGTTGAGAAAATGATAAAACAACTAAAAGGATTTATTGATTATGAACAAGACAATTAGCCAACCGCCAGTTATATGTGCTATTGATGCCAGTACTAATAGTCTTGCATTTGCTTTTTATTCATACAAAACCCTAACACAGTATGGAAAAATAAATTTTGAAGGAGATAACATTTATCAAAAAGTTCTTGATGCTTGTGCAAAAGTAAAACCATTTTTTGAGCACTTTAATAAAACAGATGCAATAGTTATTGAGCATACTGTTTTTATGAATAGTCCAAAAACTGCAGCAGATCTTGCTCTTGTTCAAGGCGCAATCATTGGCGCTGCAGGTCTTGCAGGAATTTCTATAATTGGTAGAGTGTCTCCAATAACTTGGCAAAGTTATTTGGGTAATAAGAAACTAACTAAAGAAGAACAGCTTAAAATAAGATCTTTAAATCCAGGCAAGTCTGATTCTTGGTATAAATCTTATGAGAGAGATTTTAGAAAACGCAGAACTATAAAGTTGTTAGAGGTAGCATACGATAAACAAATAGATGATTATGATGTAGCAGATGCTGCTGGAATAGGCCATTGGGCTATAAATAACTGGGAAAAGGCTGTGAAATTTGACAAGGACTAGCTATGAGTGGTAAACTGTATACAAGCCAAGTTTGGCTAAAGAAAAGATATCATATGGACAAAAAGAGCCCAGAAGATATTGCTAAGGAGTGCGGGGTAAGCGTAGAGACTATTTATGTATACCTTGCTAAATTTGGACTAAGGAAATCAAAACGATGAGTGAAGATAAGTTTAGAATAGTAGTAGATCAAGTAAATCATCCTGTCCACTATACATCAGATCCTAGCGGTGTAGAGGCTATACAAATAACAAGACACAGAAATTTTAACGTAGGCAATGCCTTTAAATATCTTTGGAGAGCAGGGCTTAAAAATGAAGAAACTCATATTGAAGATCTAAAGAAGGCAATCTTCTACATTCAAGATGAGATTAACAGACTAGAAGGCAAATATGACCAGCACAGAGATTGAATTAGTAAAGCATCTTGATGAAATAAACAAGGTGGTTGAAGAATATTTAAAAGGAAACGATCCAACAAGAATATCAAAGACTCTTGACCTACCAAGAACAAGAGTTGTAGCCCATCTTAATGAATGGCGAGTCATGGCTTCTGCCAATGATGCTATTCGTGCTCGTGCAAAAGAGGCTTTAGTTGGAGCAGACGCACACTATACTAAACTAATTAATAAAGCATATGAAGTTATAGAAGATTCTACTACTACGGCAAATCTAAATGCCAAGACCGCTGCAATTAAACTAGTCATGGATATTGAGTCAAAAAGAATTGACATGTTGCAAAAGGCTGGGCTATTAGAAAATAAAGAACTTGCAGAAGAGATGGTTCAAATTGAGAAACGTCAAGAGGTTTTGATTGGAATTCTGCGTGATATTGCTTCCGAGCATCCAGAGATTAGAGATCTTGTTATGTCAAGATTATCTGAGATTGCTAGAGAGGGAGAGGTAATAACAATTGTCCACGATGTTCAATGATTTTTTTGAGATTCTTAAAGAAAATCAATTTGAAGAAATTCCAGTAGACGTAAAAACATTTGTTGAGTCTCCTGACTTTTTGGGACAGCCACCGCTGTCTGCAATTCAATATGACATTGTTGAGGCAATGAGCCAGATATACAAAAAACCAGAACTAGAAACATTTCTTGGTTTTACAGAAGGAGCAAAACATTATGACAAATACACCAAAAATGAAATCATCTTACAACTGGGCAAGGGTAGTGGTAAAGACCATGCTTCTACCGTGGCTTGTGCTTACGTTGTTTATAAGTTACTATGTCTTAAAGATCCTGCCAGATATTTCGGAAAGCCACCAGGAGATGCCATAGACATTATAAATGTCGCTATAAATGCACAACAGGCTAAAAATGTTTTCTTTAAAGGATTTAAAACAAAGATTGAAAAGTCGCCATGGTTTGCTGGTAAGTATGAATCAAAAGTAGACTCAATTGGCTTTAACAAATCTATTACAGTTTATTCTGGGCACTCAGAAAGAGAATCTCATGAGGGTCTAAACTTAATTATGGCAATTCTTGATGAGATTTCTGGCTTTGCTACAGAAACTGCAAGCGGAAATGATCAAGGTAAAACTGGTGACAACATATACAAGGCGTTTCGTGGCTCTGTAGATTCTCGTTTTCCAGATCTTGGTAAGGTTGTT